CGTTGGCGAGCACGCCGATGGCGGACTCGGTACCGTCGGTGGCAGCGGGGTCGATGGCGTAGTGCTTGCCATCGCTGGCATTGCGTCCGAGCACCGTGCCCAAGGGCAGGTTCTGGCCAGCGGCGATGGTGGCAACGTCCCGCGAATAACGGTTGGGGGCTTCGTACTTCAAGAGGTCGCCGAGATTGTTTTGTTCGGTGATGGGGGTCATGGTTCAGTCCTTTCTGGGTCGGTGCGTCAGGCCTGGGCCGTGAGCTTTTTGACGGCGGCCACGATGGGTGAGGCTTCCGGGCGGTCGAGGTTTTGGGTGCCAGCATCGACGGTGATGGTCGAGCGAATGTCATCGGCCTCAGAACGAGCCGCACGGGCGTCAATCAGGACGCGCCGGACATCGGCCTCGGTCTTGCCGGCCGCGATGAACTCGGCCGCGCGGTCGGGGCAGCCGGCCAGCAGGCAAACCTCGGCGATGGCCTGGGCAGCCTGGGTCACCTCGCGGCGGGCTTCAGCGACTAGCACGGCGGCTTCGTCGGTGCTGATGGTGTCGACGGTCTCGATCACTTTCTCTTCTTCGTTCATGGTCATTTCCTTCCTCAAGGGTGCCGCCTCAGCACGGATGACGCCCCGCACCTGAGACGGCGGATGGTTACGGGCGTTGAGATACGAGTGGAATTCGCTGAGCGTGGCCTCCAGCGTCTGGACACCTTCGGCGAGCCCCTGGGCCACGGCATTGCTGCCGAAGTACAACCCGGCCTCTGTCGCTCGCACAGCGTCCAGATCCAGGCCACGCATGGCGGCCACGTGATCGGTAAAGATGGAATACAGCCGATCCACTTCGCCTTGCAGCTCGGTCTTTGCGTCATCCGACAAGGGCTCGTGTGGCGAGTAGTCGTTCTTGTGAGAACCCGCCGTGATGGCCGTGAATCGGTAGCCATCTTTGGCATCCTTGACCGACTGGTCGACATGCAAGGCGATGACGCCGATGGAGCCGACACCACCCGTCTCGGTCACGAACAGTCGCTGGGCACTGGCGGCAATAGCATACGCAGCTGAGTACGCGGCATCGTTGGCCACCGCCCAGACGGGTTTCATGGCTGCCACCTCGCGCACGCGACGGGCCAACTCGAAACTGCCCGAGGCTTCGCCACCCGGGGAGTCAATGTCGAGCAAGATGCCCCTGACCTGCGGGTCGGCCAGTGCCGCATCCAGCATGGCACTGATCTCGCCGTAGGACGTCAAACCCGACGCGGCTTCCATACCCAGCGAGCGCTTGACCAGCGATCCATGGATCGGGATCACCGCAATGCCATCGGGAGCAGTAGCTGCGGGTGGCCGCTGGTACACGGCCATGTCCATGGAAGGCATGGCAGGAACATCGGCCATGCCGATTCGCTGGCCGACCACGGAGAGGATCACGTCCAGCTTGGGTCGGTGAATCAGTAGGGGCGTCCCGAACAAGCGGGAGGCAAGGTAAGTCATGGTTCGGGATCCTGGTTGTTGGGTGGCGCGGCCCCTGGGTCACTAGACTGCGGATCCGTGGGCTGCGTGTCTGGGGTTTCGGTGAGTGGCGCAGCGACTGCCTGGTCATGCCGGGCATCAGAGTCAAAGACCAACCCGAGTGCATCGGCCCGTGCGTTGTCCGCCGCGATCTCGCGATCCACGTCTTCGGCGTCGTAGCCGTTGCCGGAAATGGCTTCCGACCGGCTCATGAGACCCGCACGGATCGCCAACTTCATGGCGTTGAATTCCTTCTGCGGATCCACCCAGCTCCAACCCTGTGGAATCCACTTGGCGGCTTGGTAGGTGCGGCGCTCTTTGCGGTAGCCGGGCAATTCCAGTGCGCCTTCCAACACCGCCTGGTCCATCCAGGCGCGCCAGATAGGCCGACAGAGTTGATGCACGATCACGCCGTGCTGGAGGGCTTCGCAGCGGCGGCGGAACTCCAGCAGGCCCGCCCTGATGGAGGAGTAGTTCACCTGCGTCAGGTCCCCGGTGAGCATCTCGTAGGTGATGCCCATGGCAGCGGCCACCGCGCGGAACTGCTGGCGCATGAATTCAGCGTAGGAGCTGCCGACATCCGCAGGGGCTGAGAACTTGATGTCTTCGCCTGGCTCCAGGATTTGCAGCGTGCCGGGCTCCAGGCCCGCGAGCGCCACACCGTTGGTGTCCGCCGCCGACTCACCCATCAGGTTGTCTTCTGGGGCCATGCGGGTGATGAAGCCAGCAAACATGGCCGCCGTCTTCTTCCTCACCAACTCCGCATCGTCGTACTGGTCCAGCTCGTTGAGTTTGACGAGTGCCCGGGTCAGCCACGGCTCGCCCCGGATCTGGCCGGGACGCAAGGGACGGAACAGGTGAATCACCTCACTCGCATCCACACGTACGGTATCCATGCCACCGCCGCCGGTACTGCTGGACATCGGGGCCAGCAGTCCATCATTGGGATGTGATCGGTACAGGTGGTAGGCCACCCGGCGACCCAGCCGGTCGAACTCGATGCCTGAACGGATGACATTGCCACCAGGCAGATCCCGGTTCATGGTGGTTGGCAGGTGCTCGGCTTCGAGCACTTGAATCTGGAGTGCCACCGGCAGACCATCTTCGGTGCGGCGGTAGCGCAGTCGCACCAGGGCTTCGCCGCCTTCGAGCATGGCGCGGGTGGCCAGTGCCTGCAGGCCGTAGAAGTCGGTCAGTCCTCCAGCATCGGCCTGTTCGCACCAGTCCCACCAGAGGCTGTGGATGGCTTCGCGGGTGGTCTGGTCCTGGACCATGCTCTGCGGCTTGATGCCAGTGCCGATGGCGTTCGCCACAAACGCTTCGATGCCAGCCGCTGCCCAGGCGTTACGCCGAACCAGGTCACGACTTTTGGCGCGCAGTTCGTCTTGGGCCAGCGACAGCGCCGCGACAGCACCCGGGTTGCTAGGCATCCAGGCCAGGGCGCGGCGACCGCCACCCGTGCCGTCGTAGACCGGCGTGCCGCCGAACATGCGACGACGGAAATTTTTGAGCCAGGCCATCAGAGTGCCTTACTCGTGGTCACGCGGATCTGGCGCGATTTGGGTGCGCCGGATTCACGAGCCATGGTGGCTTCGACTTCGGCAATCGCAGCCTTCAAATCGGCCACGCTGCGGTACTCGATGCTTTTGCCCTCGTAGGTCACGCGGTGCTCGCCGCTGGCCAGGGCTTCGCGCAAGGCCTGCAGGTGTTCAGGGGTGTAAGTCGTCATCAGGTCATCCATCGGCTTCGCACCACGCGACGCGGGTTCGGTTTGGCGCCACCAGAAGTGCTGAGGCCACCGTCGAATCGCTGTTCTTGGGTGGCCTCGGGGGTGTTGAGGGGGGCGATATCGGTTGGTGGACCGACACCGAGTTGCTTTTCCAATTCGAGCCAGTGCCGATCCTCAAACCGATCCAGGCCCGCAGCCGCTGCGGCCGCCCGGGCGTAGACGTAGCAGTCCAGCGCCTCATTGCGCTCTCGCATCTTTTGCCACTCGCGGTGGGCAAAGCCGTTGCGGTCGCGCCGGGTGATCAACTGCTCGGCACAGAGCTGCTGGAGGTATTCCGCATCGACCTTGGGCAGGTGCACAAAGCCGGCCGGGTAGATCGGCGTAATGCCGTCTTCGGCCACCTCTGCGCTTTTGCGCAGATTGTTGTAGAACTCCAGCTTGGCAATGCCGCCCGCCACCGGGAACACCTTGATACCACGGCGCAGCTTCTTGCCACTGGCCGTGGCATCCACCGCCGCAGGCGTTCCGATCAGCGCCGCACCCCCAGCAATGCCCTTGATCGGCATGAGCCGGGCATCGCGCACCCCACGCACGAAGGCGTAGGCCTCCTGGGTGGCGTAGCCGGTGTCCAGCGCCAGGCGCGCCAGACTCAGTTGGCAACCACTGCTGTGGGTCCAGGTCTCGCTCATGAGCTTGGCCAGAGCCGACCAGACTTCGGTGCGGGCCGTGTCGCCCATCAAGATCCGGTGCTCCACCAGCCACGCGGCCTTGCCCCGGCCGAAAGCCCAGACCGAGACTTCGATGCGGTCCTTCTGCACGTCGGCACCGGCAGTGAGCAACAGGCCGCCCGCGGGCACGGTGCCAATGCGGTAGTCCTCCCGGCGTTCCAGCAGGCGTTGCCAGTCGGGGGCTTCGCCTTCTTCGACCCAGGTCTCACCGAGTTCGGTGTTCTTGAAGGTCTTGATGGCCGAGGCCGAGCGGGAATCGGACATCGCCGCCGACTCCCACGCTCGGGCGATCTCCATCCAGCTGCGCCAGCCCACCGGGCTGTAGAGACTGGACAGATGAAACCCGGCCGTGCGCCCCGCTTGGTCTGGTGCGCAAGTCTGCCACTGGCCGTTGTCCAGCATCCATGTCTTGTGGTGCTCGGCAATCGGTTCACCACAGGCTTCGCAGATGTAGGCCGCTGTTTCTGGCTGGCCGCGCTCCCAGCGCAGCTGCTCAAACCGCAGCCACTGGCGGTGGTCGCAGTGCGGACACGGCACGAAGTAGCGGCGCTGGTCCGATGCCTCGAACTCGCGCTCCACCGCACTGGCTCCGGCAATCGTCGGGGTCGAGACGATCAGGATCTTGCGCCGGGCAAAGGTGCGGGTTCGCGCCTCGGCCAGAGAGATCGCATCACCTTCGCCTTCCACATCCAGTGGGTAGCCGTCGACCTCGTCGAGAAACAGGTAGCGCACCGGCATGGAACGCAGGCCCACCGCGCTGTTGGCGCCGGTCATCACCAGCACACCACCGTGGAACTCCTTGGCGAGAATCGTGTTGCCCGAATCACGGCTGCGGGCAGGCGCGATGCGCTCCTGGATGGCGGGACTTTCTTCGATCAGCGCGTCGATGCGCTGCTTGGAGGCCCTCTTGGCCATCTCGACCGTAGGCCACACCGCCATCATCGGGCCCGGGGCATGGTGGATCACATAGCCCACCCAGTTCAGGCCCAGTTCGGTACCACCAACCTGCGCGCCTTTCATGAACACCACCCGCTCGATCGGCGACATCGGGGACAAGCAATCCATGATCTCGCGCAAATAAGGCGTGCGGCTGGTGCGCCAGCGGCCCGGCTCCGAGGCGGCCTTGCTGGAGAGCACCCGGTGCTTGTCGGCCCATTCGGACACCGTGAGCAGCGGATCGGGGGTGAGGCCTTCGCGCCAGGCGCGCTCGATGGCGTCCCAGCCTTCGTAAAAGATCTCGTCCATGAGTTCAATCCACCTTGGGCTGCAAGTCGCCCAGGTCCTCCAGTTGCTGACGCACCGCAGCATCCAGCGCCACATGCAAGGCATGCGGATCGACACCGAGGCCTGCGGCCATCTGCGAGGAGATGCGTGCTGGCCAGTTGAGCCAGGCATCCCGTTCGGCACGCGCCAGCTTGAACACATGGGCCACGGCCTGTGAGCGATCGACCAGCTCACCCTTGAGGCGAGCCAGGCGCACCTTGTTGGTCTGCGCCTTTACGACTTCGTTGACGGTGCGGGCTTGCAGCAGCGATGTGCCGCCCGATGACAGCGCCGGGGTGGGTGGCTCTGGCGCGTCACGCACAACCTTTGCGGAAGCCTGCGGAGCCTCGCGGAATGCTGCGGAAACCTGTGGGGCCGGTTTGTCACTGGCGATATCTGCCACCGACCGCAGCGTCGGCGTGGTGTTGGCCACCCACTGGGCATCGGCCACCACCGGGTCGATGGTGCCGTCCGGCAGCTGGCTGATGCGCCCGGTGTCAATGGCCTTCTTGACGGCCACGTGCGACACGCCGCGATGGCGCGCGTAGGCGCGAATGGACAGTCCCATGGTGTTGATCTACTCAATGCAAGTGGGTGGCCTCCGGAATGCTGGTTGTCATGCAAAGGCGAGTGAATCACCCGGGATAAGAAAGAGCTTGGCTTCGTTTGTGAACAGCGCGTGAATGCGGATGTCGATTGACAAGCAACCCACCAAGGAGCCCCACATGGCCAAACCCAAGCAACCCACCGCACTCTCCCCCGACGAGATCGAGCTCTTGCTCGAATCGATCGCCCTGGACCACCTGTTCATCGAAACCCTGCAAACCCGCCATCGCGACAGCCTGGACTTCCACGACGTCAGCGTCTGGGGTGTCAAAAGCGCCTTGCAAGCCGCGTTTGATGCTGGGATGCGTGCGGCAGGTGGCGCGCCGAAACAAACCGTGCACCGCGTACGCAAAGTCCATCCTGGTAACGGCAGTGCCGCCGCCCTGCAAGCGTGAGGGCGCCATGACCATCTCACTCAACCCCAACCAGCAGACCATCCTGGAGCACGCCGTACAACACAGCGGCGGCAAGATCGCCTGGTTCCCCGAGCACATCAAGGGCGGCGCCCGTGCCAAAGTGCTCGAAGGCTTGTTCAAACGCGCCCTGATCACGCCCGATGGCGATGACTGGGTGGTGGCCGCCGAGGGCTACGACGCCTTGGGCCTGCCCCGACCAGGCGCCTTGCCACCGACCATCACGCTGGACGATCCGGAACTCGAAGCCGATGTCGCCAGTGCCGAGGCCAGTTGGCAACAGCCTGCCAAGGACAAACCGGTTCGCATGCGCGCCGACAGCAAACAGGCCCTGGTTATTGGCTTACTGGAGCGCCCCGAGGGCGCCACCATCGCGCAGATCATGGAGGTCACCGGCTGGCAGCAGCACACCGTGCGCGGCACATTGGCTGGCACGCTCAAGAAACGCCTGGGGCTGACCATCACATCAGCCAAGGAGGCCGGTGGTCAGCGGGTGTACCGCATCGAGTCCACAGCCGCTGTCAATGCCACCACCACTGAATCGGAGGCCGCATGAACGCCCGTCCCAACTTGGCGCGGATTGATGAACTGGGGCAGCGCCTGGCCGACCAGGCGTTTCGCACCCTGATCAGCCTATGCCCCGAAATCCGCAGCGCCAGCCCGGCGCGGCAGGAGGCGGTGTGTGCCGCGATGCGCGCCAAGGTGGCACTAAGCATCGACCGCCTGCTGGAAGACGCGCGGGTCGCGCCGTGTTTGGCCGAAGCGGCGTTTCACAACGCCGTGCTGACCCTGGCGCTGGCCGGCGTCGAAGCCTTGCAGGCCAACGCCGCGCGCCCCAAGTACCGATCCACCAACCAAGTCTCCAATCAAACCAGAAAGGCCCGTCATGCCCAGCATGTCCATCACCATTGAACGCACCCCCTTGACCCTCCAGTGGGAGGGCCAGGAGATTCAGGTCGAGCAACTTGGCATCCGGCTGCCCTTTGCGCGCAAGCCCGAGAACCTCAAGGACATGAGCGCCAGTGGCGACTACATCGTCTACGTCACCGAGACCCGGACCATGACGCCCGAGGAATTCGATGGCTTTGCCGCCAACCTGCTGGTCTCGCGCGACTGGCTGGCGGGCAAAGGCGGGTACGTGGGCAATGGACGCCTGTGCGTGGAAGTTCACGCTCCCGGACGCCCGTACGTCTATGTCGATCCGTCTGGCGGCGATTACGCCCGCTACGCGGCCCGTCTGGGCTAGTGGCTGTGACGCCACGCTGTTCATCTTCTTCCATCAAAGCCTTGGCTTTGCATCGCAGCAGCGCGTCAATG